TACGATTAGTTAATGGATCTCAAATAAAAGCAGTATCTGCGGCAGGAGATGCAACAAGATCTGAATCAGTATCGCTTCTTGTGATTGATGAAGCAGCATTTATTGATAGAATTGAAGAGATATTTACAGCAGCTCAACAAACACTAGCAACTGGAGGTAGATGTATTGCACTATCTACTCCAAATGGAATAGGTAATTGGTTCCATAAATCATACACAAAAGCTCAAAAAGGCGAAAATGCTTTCTTACCAATATCTTTACCTTGGACAGTTCATCCAGAAAGAGATGAACAGTGGAGAGAACAACAAACTAAAGAGCTTGGAGTAAGAAATGCAGCTCAAGAGTGTGATTGTGACTTTGCAACATCAGGTAATTCATTCATAGATCCAGAAATACTATCTTGGTATGAGCTAAATACAGTTACGGAGCCCACAGAAAGGCGTGGAATGGACAAATCTTATTGGATATGGGAATATTCAGACCCAATAAAACACTATATTATAGTAGCTGACGTCGCTCGTGGTGACGGATCAGATTATTCTGCTTTTCATATAATAGATACTGAAACTTTAGCTCAAGTTGCTGAATATAAAGCACAGATTGATACTAGAGAATTTGCTAAAGTGTTATTGACTGCGGCTACAGAGTATAATACTGCATTACTTGTGGTAGAAAACGCAAATATAGGATGGGATGTAATACAATCAGTCATAGATGCAGGTTACACTAATATTTACTATGGATATAAGTCAGATAATGCTGATTTTGAAAAATATATGGATAAATTTGATAGAAATTCAGGTTTAGTTCCAGGATTTTCAACTACTCAAAAATCTAGACCGCTAATTTTAGAAAGATTAAGAGATTTTGTTGAAAATAAAGTTGTAACTATTAGATCTATAAGACTACTAGAAGAGTTAAGAGTATTTGTTTGGAGAAATAACAAACAACAAGCTATGCAAGGCTATAATGACGACTTAGTTATGTGCTATTCAATAGGATTGTATCTAAGAGAAACTTCTTTAAGATTTAGTAAAACAATGGACAGCCTTTCAAGGGCAGGAATAGATAATATAGGAAGATCGGGAAATCAACCGTACTCTTTAGCGCAATATACGCCATTTGGAACAAATACTGGGTGGGAAATAGAAATACAAACTCCTCAAGGATCACAAATGCAAGATATATCTTGGCTTTTAGGATAACACTAAAAGAGTAACTTAACAAAAAAGAAGAATATTAGTTATATTTATATAATATGGCAAACGAGCAACAACCTAAGCAATCACAAAGTTTATTTTCAGCGTTAAGAAGATTATTTTCTTCTGACGTAATTATTCGTAATGAAGGAGGATCAACTCTAAAAGTAGTAGACACTGATCATATACAAACAAGCGGTGTTATACAAACTAATTCATTAGTAGATAGATTTCATAAAGTTTATACAACAAGCACAGCCTACGGAGTTAATCTAAACCTTGCTCAAAACTACAAATCAGCTAGAGTACAAATTTATGCTGACTATGACGCAATGGACACTGACGCAATTATTGCCTCAGCTCTAGATATTATCTCAGATGAATGTACTCTTAAAAATGAACAAGGAGAAGTATTGCAAATAAGATCTTCTGATGAAAATATTCAAAGATTGCTTTATAATTTGTTTTATTCAGTCCTAAATATTGAATTTAACTTGTGGTCTTGGATTAGAAATATGTGTAAGTATGGAGATTTTTATCTTAAATTAGAAATAGCTGAAAAATATGGAGTATTTAATGTTATTCCTTTTTCATCATATAATATTGCTAGAGAAGAAGGTTACAATCCAAAAAATCCTAACGAAGTAAGATTTAAATTTGATCCTAACGCAGCAATCTCTTCAACAACTGGATATTCAGCCGCTAAAAATGAAAGTGATCCAGGATTATATTTTGATAATTATGAAATGGCTCATTTTAGATTAACTGGAGACGTAAACTATCTTCCTTATGGTAGATCTTATCTTGAACCTGCTCGTAAATTGTTTAAACAGTACGTGCTTATTGAGGATGCTATGTTGATTCATAGAATTGTTAGAGCACCAGAAAAAAGAGTATTCTACGTAAATATAGGAGCAATTCCTCCAGGAGAAGTTGAAAACTTCATGCAAAGAATGATTAATAAGATGAAGAAAACTCCTCTTATGGATCCTCAAACTGGACAATACAACATGAAATATAACATGCAAAACATGTTAGAAGATATGTATATTCCAGTACGTGGAAATGATCAATCTACTAGAATAGACACAGCAAAAGGTTTAGATTATAATGGAATTGAAGACGTACAATATTTTAGAGAAAAATTATTTGCTGCATTAAAGATTCCTAAAGCATTTTTAGGATATGAAAAAGACCTAACTGGTAAAGCTACGCTTGCAGCCGAAGATATTCGTTTTGCAAGAACTATTGAAAGATTACAAAGAATAGTCACGTCTGAATTAACTAAAATAGCTTTAGTACATTTATACGCAAACGGTTATACTAATGAGTCTGCTGCAAATTTTAGTCTATCATTAACTAATCCTTCAATTATTTATGATCAAGAAAGGATTGCGTTATTTAAAGAAAAAATAGACCTTGCTAATCAAGCAATGGAAAATAAAATATTGCCTAGAGACTTTATATACGACAAAATATTCCACTTTTCAGAAGATCAATACTCTGAAATGGAAGATATGATTATTGAAGATCAAAAAAGAGCATTTAGATATAAACAAATCAATGAAGAAGGAAATGATCCTTCTGAAACTGGCCAAGCATTTGGTACTCCTCATCAATTAGCAAGTCTTTATGGAAATAAAGGAGGAACAACTCTTGATGTTCCTACAGGGTATGATGAAACTAATCCAAATGAACCTGTAAAAATACCAGGTCGTCCTCAAAAATTCAAATCAATAATTGGAACAGACGATGACGTATTTGGAAGAGATTCTTTAGGAAAGTACAATATGAAATCTAATGCTGAGACTGGAGAAGACAAAAGAAACTCTGAGTTTGCTGGTGGTAGCCCATTAGCATTAGAACAAACCTCTTTAAGAGAATATCTTAGAAATAAAGATGTGCTTGATAGCATAAAAACTAGTAAGTTTGGTAGAAAAACTAAGTTATTTGAACAATCAGATTTATTGAATGAAGATAACATCATCGATAATTTAAGTTAATGCACTATATTTATTAGTAGCACACTAGGATTAAAACTATGGCAATAAAACACAGCAAATTTAGAAACACGGCTATCTTGTTTGAACTACTAGTTAGGCAAACAACATCAGATCTATTGCAAAATAAAGATTCAAAATCAGTTAAAATGCTAAAAAAGTATTTTACTGGTACTGAATTAGGAAAAGAATACAATCTTTATAGCGCTTTTAATACTACTGAGAAGCTAAACGAAGTTAAAGCTGAGATGTTTATTTCTACAGTATTAGATCAAAGAAAGCAATTAGACCAAAATGAATTAAATAGACTAAAATATAATTTAATACGAGAAATTAAAAATAACTACGATATAGATAATTTCTTTAAAGCAAAGATTGAAAATTATAAGATTTACGCTTCAATTTACACTATATTTGAATCAATACACGTAAAATCTACAGACACAAAGTCTCTTTTACTAAATAAAATTAACTTGTTAGAGCATATTTCAGTTGGAAAACCTGAAGATAAGACTGCTCCACAAAGTATTTTAGAAGAATTTATGAAAGAAGACAAAGAAATACGTCTTTTAGCATATAAAATAATGGTAGAAAAGTTTAACAGTCGCTATAAACACCTATCTGATCGTCAAAAATCTGTATTAAAAGAGTACATAAACAATATTTCTGAAACTGAGAATCTAAAAAAGTATATTAATGGACTTATCTTAGAATTAAGGTCAGAATTATTAGAAATAAAAGAAACTATAGCAGATAAAGTTACCTATATAAAATTAACTGAGACAATTAAGCTATTAAAACCTATAAAACAGAATCAATTCGTTAAAGATGAAAACATTTCTGCTGTTTTACAGTATATAGAATTAATTGAAGAGCTAAAACATCAAAAATAATGAGTAAGTTTAATCAACAATTTGCAACTCAACACCTTAGAGAGGAGTTTGATTCAAATATAATGTTCACAATACATAATGACGAAGCTAATTCAATTTTTGGAAACTTAGTATCTCTTGGAGCCATAGAAAATCTTGCTCCAGAAGAGTCAGATTATCTCGAATTAAGTGACAGCGATTGGCAACAACTTCAACAAAGACTAGATGATGCTGGTATCTACTTTGATGATGCAGTAACTCAGATGACTGACTATATGAAGCATCAAAAAAATCCAAATTATTACGAAAAACAGCAT